TTTGAGAAGTTTGGCTTCGTTGTTCTTCTGCCACTTATTTGTCCTCGTGGGGGAAGTCATAGTTCCAGAAACAATCGTCATAGTTTGTCGGTAGATAAATTCCTCCGCTGAATGCGGTGTTCTTTGGACGGATGGTATCAAAGGTATTGCCGGGATTCAAGAATAACGGATAATCGTTTGTATTGGTACGCAAGTAATCACGCAACCTATTCGCATAGTATTCGGCTTTGTCACGATAGCGACCTTCAATCAATGTCATCTCCTCAACGGATACTGCACGAGCATTGTCAGATTCACGAGATGCAACCGATTTGTTCATTAGCTTGAATGTCATTGGCAACATTGCCTCAGTCAAAGTGTAGTATCTCAAACACGGTGCGATGTATGAATCCAAAAGGGTGGTGTTCAAGTTGGTCAGAGTTCCTGCGAATGCTTGTGTCTGCAACTCATTATAAATACCTGAACCGATGACATCCCGGATATAGATTTCTTGAGCTTCTTTGATTGCTGACTTCAGCAACTTGTCATCCACATTCTCATTCAACGGACTGTTGTCCTTGAGATAAGTGGTGCTTATGAAATATACAAAGTTTGTCATTTCTTAATTCTCCTTAATAATTGTTGTTGCCAAATGTGTCTGCATTGCGGAACATTGACATCTCTCACGGGGTCGTGATACCATCCACCTCGTCTTGACCAAACATCAATCTCCGTTTGCAATGACATCGCATCGATATCTGCACGAGAATAAACACGATTGCTACCAACTATTTGTTTGCAGAAATCACGCGATCCGGCTATCAGTATTCCACCCGACATTCCTGGTGCAAGTGCGTACTTGTAACGGACAACGATTTCGGTTTGTAGTTGACTGATTTCATCCAATCCTTTTGGTGTTACCTCAAGACCTTCGTTGTATCCCTTAATCAACTTGGCATCGTTCAATTTTGCAATGGTATCAACCACCACTTGCGGATCAAGTTTGGTAATGTTTACGATATCGCCTATCTGCAAACCTTTGTTTTCCTTCAGCACATTCAAGATGGCTGATTCAATCGCAGATGCGAAGTCAAACTTCATCGGTTCAAAGTTCTCAGCTGGTTCACCGTACTTCATAAAAACCGCCAAGTCACGCTCGTCATCCCATCCAAAAGGATTTTGTGATGACATCGCAACGGGTGTTTTCTCAATGGCTTCAAATCCCAATTCCTTCCGTGCTTCGTCCTGCGTTAAAAGTCCAGCAGTAAACAAGGCAACATAATCAACTCCGATTGGTGGTTTGTTAATTGTTTCCAAGCGAACTGGAGAGATGAACTCAAACAAATAAGTCAAAGTATCATCAATCTTTTGTTGACGGGGTTCAATGTATGACTGTTGGAACATCTCATATGCTTCAATCATCTCACTACGACCACCCAATTGACCTTCCACACGCACTCCAAACAACATCGGAGAGTTTACCTTGTGTGCAACAAATATCTCTTGTTGTACGGTCTTATTTAGCAAATCAAATTGCTTGTCAAAGTCCGATGGTTGCAAGTTGCTGATGACCGACTCTTTCTCTTGTGGATCGTTGTATTGGATAATAAGTCCACCGGCATTGTCCGTGCCTTGATAGTTTTCCTTGAATCGTCTTGCAGTTGCACGAGCTTCTTCAGGTGTTGGGATTCCTTTGAATAACTGGATGTGAGTTTGTGCGGTGAATCCGTTCTTAATGCTATTCAAATAGTAATTTGAAATCTCGGTGTCAACCTCAATATATTTTAACGCACCAACATAATCAGGCAAAGGATATTCACCTTGTCCGGGTCGGTAGAATTGGCAGTAATAAAGTGACTTTGATTCTCTTGTAGTTGCGTTGAATGGCTGATAGTGAACTTGCTCCGCTTTGCGGTCAGTCCAATCCTCACAATACACATATTCGCCTTCAAGTCCTTTGCGGATATTCTTGAAAGGTATGTGGTAAATCTCTGCGATTGCCGTCTTCGCCTTGTTCCAAATTACCTCAAGGCAATAGCCATTGAACAACTCAAGGTCGTACGCTATTTTACCTTTGACTTGGTCAAGGGTTTCGTAGGCGTTGATGGCTTTGATCTTGGCTTCGGCTTTTGCGATGTCAACGGTGTTTTGTCCAAATACTTTAGTGCCAACTCCACTAATATACGAAGCTTTTGAAGAAACGATTGCATTGTGTTTAGGGGATTTGTTAAATAGTTCTATAAGAAATTCGGGATAGAGATTGTCCGCTCCGAAAGTGACATATCCCTTCGCCTTATTCTCTTTGAATACGGGAAGAACATTGTCGTGAAAATTAATTCTTTGGAAGATCATCTCTACTAAATAGCAATCATTCCTTTTTGTTTGAGAACTTGTCAATAGATGTGAATCCAAGACAAGCAATCACGATGAATTCTACTGCACTAACCAAATCGGGAGAAGGTACAATGTCAGCAGGACTAAGAGAATTGTGAGCCATAGTCCCAAACAAAACAAAAGCACCGATGATGCCAACGAATCTTTTGGATGATGCTTGTCCTTTGTCACCTTTGAAGAAATCTAAAAACTTCATATTTCGTTTGAGTTTAATAATGTGTAAGTGAATGAATTCCCGTGCAATGCTGCGGCTTTTTTAACGATGACCATAAACTCGTCAAAGTCAGCTGACTTCTTGAACACCTGACAACCTTCACTCCAGTTCTCTACATAGGTAGAATCTGCACCGGCTTTGTGGATGTTGATTCCAAACACACCTTCTTGAATTTTGCTTTCATCATAGGTCATATCCTTGTTGGCATCACGATAAACTTTCACATTCTTCGCTTGTTTCAATGCCTCATATTTGCCTTGATGCAAACCGATAGCGTGTGAACCACGATATTGACCAGCAACCAAACGAGCAACACCAGCAGCGTTGTGAAATTCCTTCACGCCCTTTGTTCCTGGGTCAGTTGTCGCTGCCCACTTTTTGAATACCCAAGCACCGTTGTGTTTGTAGCTCAAAGTTAGAAAGTCATCAAATAGGTTTGTCACCTTGTTGCCGGTTGCACTTTGGCGAACACCGATGATGTTCAGATTCAATTCTCCATCGGAGAAATAAGCGAATCCCTTCTTGATCATCGCAGCTTCAATTTGTTCTCTTGTCATCTTCCTTGTTTATTATATGGTTTGGTTGACTTATGTTTGTTTTTGTGCTTGGTATGTCTGCGGAGTTTATTCTTTGGCTTCGCTCTAAATGTGGATGTGTTGGTTGCCTTTGCCATTAGTTAAATATGTATAAACGGAAATACTCAAAGTCCTCTTTACCACCTTCTTCAACATAGTTCAACCACGCATCGTATGCCTTGCCTGATAGTTTCAATGGCACTTCGCTTGTATCAAGTCCAGCACCAATCATCTTGGCTGAAAACACTTCAACTTTCTTGGTCATCACATCAACCTTGTTCTCGGCAATGGCAACGGCTTCTTTTAACTGTGCTTTCTCTTCAACTTTCTCAGCGACCATCTTCTCACCCATTGCTTTTGCTTGTGCAGTTGCAACCGATGCCATCTCTAAATTCTCAGATATCTTTTGGAGCATCAGTTCCACCTCGTCAACAGGTACTGACTTTGATTTTTCTACTGGTGTGGCAATAATCCCCACAAAAAAACAAGCGACAAAAAGCAATGTGATGTGTTTCATAGTTTCTTCATAGTATTCATTATGCGAATCTCCGTGATGGCTGATGCCAATGCAGAATCCGAACGCTTCAGGGCGTAGGTCAATCGGTCAATCTTAATATCAAGTTGATCTATCTTGTGATTACTCTTTTCAATCTGCTCTTTATACCCTGAACGAAGGTCAATGTAAAGATAGCTGACAGCCACAAGCATACAAAAAGCAACTGCGGCAATTGGATTCTTACGAAATTGGTCAAAACTAACTGGAAGTGCTGAAGGTTTTTTGATAGTAGATGCCACGCAGACAAATAGAAAATTACTCCTTGTGTTGCTTTTTGTCTTTGTTCATAAAATACTGATCAACGAAGAACACCAATCCAAAGAAGAACAATGCAATCATCGCTCCTGCGAAGATGCTGACGATGTACATTTCTGCTATCTTTTCCATTACTTTTTATCTGCCATATGTTTAACACCCATAATCGTTCCGATGATGGAGAACGAGTTGGTCAAGATGATTCCAAATAGATTGCTCCAGGTAGTTTCAATGATCGTAGAATTCAACCCCTTACTGATGACATACAAGTAAAGAATCGTAGTCAAGATACAAACTGCACCAATCACCGACAATGCGACCTTCACAATCAATCCAATCAGTTCAAATTGAGTGCGTTTTTGTAGTGATTCCAAATCCTCAACCGCTGCGTTCTTGAGCATCTCAGATTGTGCAAGTGATTCTTGCAAATCAATCATCAACTTCTCACGATCCGCTTGGCTTTGAATTAAGTCCTTGTTTTGAGATTGGACTTGTTTGGTAATCTCTAACCGTTTTCGTCTTGTTTCTTGATCACGCTGCTTTGCTTCATCAATGTACCTTTGGAATTCCTCATCCGTTGTTTGGATGACTTTCAAGACATTGCCCTCTAAACCAACCTTTTTTGTTTTCCATAGGTTCAGCAGTTGTTGGGCAGTATCATTGCTTAGAATCACTTGTATACCTTAAACGGAGCAGTTTTGTTCTTGTACCCTTGATAATCTCTGCGAAAGGATTCCAATCTTGGCTCAATCTCATCGGATTTAATAATCCAAAACTGAGCTCCAACGGATTTCGCCTTGTCAATTTCTTGTTTATCGTCTGAACTGGAGATGATTCCGATGACAACCCCGTTGCCGTACTCCGTGTTGATTTTTCTGATTAACTCAATCCCATCAAACGAACTGCCGATGATGTTCAAATCCACAAACACGCATTCGGGGCGTTCTTCATCAAGCCCTTCATTGAACCACTTCTTAAATAACCTATCGGCTTCGTCTGAAGATGTCAAACTCTGGAGGGAAAGTGTGATGTCCAGCAACGAGCAAGAATCTTCAAAAACCAAGTGGAACAAATCCTCGTCATCTACAAGCAATATGGAATTAATCATCGTATTTTTATCTTTAATTTTGTACCTATTTCTAATTTCTCAGCAGTTACCGGGAATTTGTGTTCATCCATTATCGCAATACAAATGTTCAAACCCAATCCGCTACCAGCTTCTTTCTGATTTTCTTTCCGTTTGTATGGTTGCGACCATTGAATCAAATCCTCTTGACTCATTCCACGACCATTGTCAACGATGCAAAGATACTCACCCTCCGCAAATATGCGAATCACCTTTGTTGAACTATCGTTGTACTTTAACCCGTTTCTGATTAGGTTATCAACGGCAGTACAAAACAATGACTCGTTCACTTCAATAATGGGTAGTTCTTCAATGACAACTTGCTTTTCATAACTGGTACTGCTCAGGTAACTGATAAGTATTTCACGCAGATCAAACTCGTTCTTTTCAAGTTGTGCATCCGCCTTCACCAAGTTCGTGAATTCCTTCACTCCCTTGTACACTTTTTGTGTGTGGGTCAATCCCTCTTCAATCATCCTAAGTGGTGCATCAATCTTTAAGTCCTTGATTTGCTCTTCCGACAATCTGCGTTTTAACGAACTCAAACCACGAGGAATGTATGTGTTGATTCCTGAGTGCATATCGTGTCTTAGAATCTTCGCAGCGTGTTCCAAATAGGAATTCTTTTTGTTTACATCCGCTTCAATTATCTTCTTGTCGGTGATGTCGGTTGCAATCAGCATCACTTTGTAAACTT